GTAAAGTCTGCTATGTAAGGCCAAGGGGCGGGGGCTGGTAGCAAAACAGGAGGATGGCATGGAAATCACAAAGCGGCGGCTTGCGGATATTGTACCGTATGCCGCAAACGCAAAAAAGCATGATAAGCGGCAAATCAACAACGTTGCGGAGAGCATCAAGCAGTACGGATTTGTACAGCCGATTGTGATTGACCGTGACGGCGTGATCGTAATCGGGCATTGCCGCGCTCTGGCGGCGAAGAAACTGGGCATGGAAGAAGTGCCTTGCGTCTGCGTGGACGATCTGACACCGGAGCAGGTGAACGCCCTGCGGCTGGTGGATAACAAGAGCAACGAGAGCGACTGGGACTTTGACCTCCTGGCTGATGAGCTCCCTGGTCTTGACCTGTCGGCGTTTGATTTTGATTGGGGCTTGCCGGAAGACACAACAGATGAAGTCATTGAGGACGAAGCACCGGAGGTTGACGAAGAATCGGAGCCCATTACCAAGATGGGTGATATTTGGCAGTTGGGCAGACATAGGCTGATGTGCGGAGACAGCACGTCCACGGATTGCGTACAAAAGCTCATGGGGGGGGCACAAGCAGATCTTTTGCTTACAGACCCGCCGTATGGTGTTGATTATACGGGCAAGACAAAGGACGCGCTCAAGATCGAGAATGATGCAAAAAGTGATGACGAGTTTATTGCATTTTTGCAGGCGGCATTTGAATCGGCCAATTCCGTGATGAAGCCCGGCGCGGTGTTTTACATCTGGCACGCCGATTCGAAGGCGTACGTTTTCAGAATGGCGTGCCAGATGATCGGGTGGGAAGTCCGACAGGTTTTGATTTGGGTTAAAAACGCAATGGTTATTGGACGGCAAGACTATCAGTGGAAACACGAGCCTTGCCTTTACGGTTGGAAATCTGGAGCGGGGCATTTGTGGGCATCTGACAGGAAGCAGACAACGGTGCTTGAGTTTGACCGACCGACGAAGAACAAAGAGCACCCGACAATGAAGCCCGTTGCGCTTTTTGACTATCAGATCAAAAACAACACCAAGGGCGGCGATATTGTGCTTGACCTATTTGCGGGAAGTGGAACAACCGTTGTTGCATGTGAGCAAAACGGCAGAAATGCTTACGCTATGGAATTTGACCCGCGCTATTGCGACGTGATTGTAAAGCGATGGGAAAACCTGACAGGGGGAAAGGCGGTGCTTCTGCATGACGATTGAAGAAGCGCGGGCGATCATCGCCAAAACAAGCAGCCCGCACCTAAAGCGGGATATGGAGAAGTTTATCAAACGCCAGCAGAGAAAGGAGGGCGCGTATGGCAAGGCCAAGAAAGGAAATAGACCAGAAGCAGTTCGAGAACCTCTGCGGCCTGCAATGCACGCTTGAGGAAATCTGCGGCTGGTTTGATGTGACCGATAAAACATTGGATAGTTGGTGTAAACGCACCTATCATGCCAGTTTTTCCGAGGTATTTAAGCAAAAGCGAGGAGCGGGGAAAATTTCACTGCGGAGAAGTCAGTGGCGATTGGCTGAAAAGAACGCGAATATGGCTATTTGGCTGGGGAAACAGTACCTCGACCAGAAGGATATTGTGGAGCAGAACATCAACACAGAGGGTGTCAAGGTGATAATTGATGTCTGACATTCGCCTGTCTGAAAAAATCGGCTCTGCGTTCTACGCCGTGGCGCATGACGTGTTCCACCACGGTCACACGCACTACGATTTCAGCGGTGGGCGCGGCTCACTAAAATCCTCCACGGTGTCTGTACTCGTCCCCCTGCTGCTGATAAACAATCCGGGTACACACGCGCTGGTGCTGCGTAAGGTGGCAAATACCATTCGTGACAGCGTATACGCGCAGTATATCTGGGCAATCGGTGAACTGGGCATGGCGGCGTATTGGGAAGCAAAGGTATCCCCGATGGAGCTGATTTATAAGCCTACCGGGCAGAAGATCATGTTTCGCGGCGCTGACGACCCGATGAAGATCAAGTCTATCAAGGTGCCGTTTGGCTATATCGCCGTGACGCACTTTGAGGAAAAAGACCAGTTTGCCGGACGCGCGGAAATCCGAACCATTTTGCAGTCTACCATGCGCGGCGGCTCGGTGTTTTGGAACTTTGAGAGCTATAACCCGCCTATCTCGCGAGACAACTGGGCAAACAAGGACAGCTTGGAGGAACGCGCCGACCGCTTGTGCCACAAGTCAACGTACTTGCAAGCCCCGCCTGAGTGGCTGGGACAGCAGTTTATCGATGAGGCGGAACACTTAAAAGAGACGGACGAGCGTGCATATCAGCACGAATATCTCGGCATTCCGGTCGGAACGGGCGGGAACGTGTTTGACAAGCTGGAGCTACGGGAGATTGCCGATGAAGAAGTCAAGAGTTTCGACCGCATCTATCAGGGGGTGGACTTCGGCTGGTTCCCAGACCCGTTTGCTTTTATCCGGCTGCATTATGATCGGGCGCGAGAGACCATCTATCTGCTGGACGAGATTTACCAAAACAAATTATCCAACGAGCAAAGCGCGACCATGATTAAGCAGCGCGGATATAACAACGTGAGAACAATATGCGACAACGCCGAACCGAAAAGCGTTGCTGACCTGCGCGCAATGGGGCTACCTGCATATGAAGCGGTCAAAGGCCCCGGCTCTGTGGAATATGGCATGAAGTTCTTGCAGCGGAGAACAATCGTCATTGATAGGCGACGCACACCAAACGCTTACAATGAGTTTGTGGGATACGAATACGAAAGAAACAAAGACGGCGACATTATTAGCGGCTACCCTGACGCGAACAACCACCTGATTGACGCGACGAGATATGCATTAGAGCCTGTCAGCCGCAGAATGGGAGTTATTGCATGAGCAGTGCAGTTATCCAAAAGTTAAAAAAACTTGGCTATACGACAATCCCGGAAGAGTTCTACAGCCAAGTTGACCTCTGGAAGTCCTGGTATGTGGGTAAAGTAAAGGATTTTCATCAATACCGGCGATATAACGGGCATAAGTGGACAAAGTGCAACCGTGCAAGTCTCGGTATGGCGAAAAAGGTTTGTGAGGACTGGGCAAACCTCTTGATGAATGAGAAAGTCCAGATCACGCTTGAAGGCCAGAAGGAACAGGAGTTTATTGACAGGGTTCTGACGGCGAACAACTTCACGGTCAAGGCAAACGAAATGCAGGAAATGAAGTCAGCGCTCGGAACCGTGGCATACATTCCGCGTGTGGTTGGGCAGGCCGTTAACGAAAGTGGCGAGGTTATACCGGGAGATGTTTCCGGAATCGAGCTGGACTATGTGACGATTGAGCACATCTTTCCGCTGGCTTGGCAGAATGGCTTTATTTCAGAGTGTGCTTTTGACAGCGTGGTCACACGGGCTGGAAAAAACTATCTGTATTTGCAGATTCACCGGAAAGACGAAAACGGACTTTACGTCATCGAGAACATCATTTACCGATACGAAAACGAAACGCTTGCCGACGCGCTGCTCACCGATGTTCCGGGCTTTGAGCGAATCCCCCCTGTGGTACATACGGGAAGCGACAAGAGGCAGTTCGTCATCGACAGACCGAACATCGCAAATAATCTTGACTACCTGCTTCCGGTTGGTATCCCTGTGTATGCAAATGCAATCGACGTTCTGCGCGGCGTTGACTGTGCCTATGACTGCTACGTCAACGAGTTCGAAAACGGCCCGATGATGATGATGGTCAAAATCCCCGCCACAAGGTGGGAAGACGGTGAACCGACGCTTGATGACCATGACCGGCGTTTCTATCTGCTTCCGGAGGATACGCAGCAAGGAAACGTCGTAGAGACAATTTCCCCGACGCTCAGAACTGAGCAGCTGAATGTAGGACTTCAAGACCAACTGAACGCACTGTCCAGCAAGTGTGGCTTCGGCGAAACCTATTACCGTTTCGACGGCGGCAGCGTCGCGACAGCAACGCAAGTTATCAGCGAGAACTCCACCATGTTCCGCACCATTAAAAAGCATGAGATCGTGCTGGAACAAGCGCTCGTGGAGCTGTGCCGCATTCTGCTTCGGCTGGGCAACACGGCCATGAATGCTGGGCTGAATGAGGATGTGGAGATCTCCATCGATTTTGATGACAGCATCATTGAGGACAAGCAGACCGACTTTTCCCGTGATATGCAGCTCTTGCAGGCGGGCATTATGAACGATTGGGAATTCCGCATGCGGTGGATGAACGAGGACGAAGCGACCGCAAAGGCGGCGCTGCCGAAGATGCAGGACATGACAAAAGAGCCGGAAGAAGAGATTGAGTGAGGTGACGGGGTATGCGGCCTTACCCTTTTAGCCCAGACCTGCTTGACGCGTTGCCGGAAGAGCTTGCAGAACTGTTCCGGGCGCTTGAAATCACGCTGCTGGAAGAAATCTGCTCCCGTCTCAAAGCGTCAGACCAACTAAACGAAGTAACCGTGCAAGACATTCGCGCGCTCCGCTCACATGGCATCGACCTAAAAGAGATTGAGAAAGCAATTCGCAAAACTTCCGGTATCAGCGAAACGAAGTTGAATGAGCTGCTTGACGATGTGGTGGAGCGCAACCAGAAGTATTACACCGAGTTGATTGACCTTGCGCACATCACCCAGCCCGAGACGCTGGTTGATGCTGCCACGGTGGATGCAATCAGGACGCAGACACTTGATACATTCCGCAACCTAACCGCATCTATGGGCTTTCTGGTGGACGCTGGGCGCACAATGCTGCCCCCCGCCAAAGCATATCAATGGGCGCTGGATAATGCTACAATGCAAATCCAGAGTGGCTCGATCAATTACAATCAGGCAATCAAGACGGCAGTAAAGCAACTTGCAGACAGCGGATTGAAGGTCGTCGACTATGAGAGCGGGCATCGAGATCAGATCGATGTGGCGGCGCGCAGAGCCGTGATGACTGGTGTAAATCAAATTTGCGCTAAATATACGGAGCAGTCGGCGCAGTATCTCGAAACTCCGTATTTCGAGGTTTCCGCCCATGCTGGCGCGCGTGATAAGCCGGGGCCGTCACCGTGGTCAAGCCATAAGGACTGGCAAGGCAAGGTTTACAGTATTCGCGCAAATGACATCTACCCGAATATCTACGAGGTGTGCGGTCTGGGGGCTGTTGACGGTCTGGAAGGAGCCAACTGCCGCCACCGCCGCAACGTTTGGGTTGAGGGCGTAAGCGAACGAACATATACAGATGAGCAGCTTGAGCATATTGATGATGATCTCGGCTGTGAGCTTGACGGAAAGGAATATACCGCATACGAAGCGACACAGATGCAGCGGCGTGTTGAACGCCAGATTATCAAGCAGAAAAGGCTTGCAACAGCGTATAAGGCAAGTGAGCAAAAGGACGAATATTATGCCGCAAAAGCGAAACTTGTAAGGCTGAACGCCAAATATAAGGCTTTTAGTGAAGCGGCGGGGTTGCCGCTGCAATGGGAAAGGACAAAGATGCTGTATTGAACTGGGAAGAAGTCAAAAAGGCAATCGATGCAATTTTGAAGCGCGGTAACGATGTGGAAATTCGCCGCAAAGGAGACGGGTACGTCGTTTTAGAAGTCAAGAAAACAATCAAATACAGCACTCCCGCGTAATAGGGCGCGGGAAAGGGCAATAGGAGCCAACTTGTAAGGAACGCTTACAGGTTGGCTCTTTTGTTTTATCAACACTGACCGACAGGTCGTTAAACAAGGAGATTTTTATGGCAGAAGAACCCACCGTGCAGAGCACGGGAACGACTGCGCAAGAGCAGGAAAAGACGTTCACTCAGGCTGACGTTGACAAGATGATTCAGGCGAGGCTTGACAGAGAACGGAAGAAGTACCCCAGCGAAGAAGAAATCACCGCATACCGCACGTGGAAAGACGTCCAGCAGACCGAACAGGAGCGACAGGCAAAACGCGATAAGGAGCTTGCAGACAGCAAGAGCGCTTTATCCGCTGCACAGTCTGAGCTTGAACAGGTCAAGCGTGATAAGTACGTGCTTTCCAAAGGCCTGACTGGCGATGATGCAGAGTTTATCGCGTTCAAGGCTCTCAGAATGGTGGACGACAAGACCACTTTTGAGCAGGCCGTTGATAAGCTCACGGAAAATCGCCAGAAAGTCAAGTTTGACTGGACGGCTCCTGCGGGCGGCGGCGACAAACCGAACGCGAATAATGCCGCGATGAACAGTCTGATTCGCGGCGCACTAAAGTAACGAAAAGGAGATTACAACATGGCAAGTATTGATCGTTCCGCACTTTCCGGACTTATTCCGGAACCCGTAACCCGCGAGATCATGCAGGGCGCTATCGCGGAATCCGCTGTCCTGCGCATGGGCCGTCGTCTGGCGAATATGTCCAGCAAGACGCAGACCATCAACGTGCTTGACGCACTTCCCTCTGCATACTTTGTCAATGGCGAAGCCGCTGACAGTGGCGCAGGCGAGGCATTCAAGCAGACCACCAAGATGGCGTGGGACAAGAAGAAGCTGTACGCCGAGGAAATCGCGGTTATCGTCCCCATTCCCGAGGCTGCTCTCGATGATGCGGACTATGACATTTGGGGCGAGGTCAAGCCCCGCCTGACCGAGGCTTTCGGCAAGGTCATTGACGCGGCAATCCTGTTTGGCACGAACAAGCCGAGCACTTGGCGCACCGGCGTTGTTCCTGCTGCTGTCGCTGCCGGCAACGGTGTGCCCATCAGCTCCGACATTTTCAGCGACATCATGGGCGATGGCGGCCTGATTTCCAAGGTCGAGCTTGACGGCTTCAACCCCAATGGCGTTATGTCCGCTATCCAGATGCGCGGTAAGCTGCGCGGCCTTCGCGACACTTCCGGTCAGCCTATTTTCAAGACCGATATGCAGGGGGCTACCCGCTATGGCCTTGACGGCATGGACATGTACTTCCCCATGAACGGCGCGTTTGACCCCGCACAGGCTCAGATGATCGTCGGCGATTGGAGCCAGCTTGTCTATGCCATTCGTCAGGACATGACCTTCAAGATTTTCACTGAGGGCGTTATTCAGGATCCCACCACCAAAGCCATCACCTACAACCTCATGCAGAACGATATGGTCGCGCTGCGCGCCGTCATGCGTCTCGGCTGGGAGATCGCGAACCCCATCAACGCTTACAATGCGGAAAAGGCAAATCCGTTCCCCTTCTCCGTTTATGGCAAGGGCGGCGCTATTTCCACCGTCGCCGTGACCCCTGCTACCGCCACCGTAAAAAAGGGCGAGAGCAAACTGTTTACCGCCAAGGTCGACGGCGAAGGCATCATCAACGGTGAGGTCGAATGGTCTCAGGACGGCACGAAGAGCAAGATCAGCGATGAGGGCGTTCTGACTGTTTCTGCTACCGAAACCAAGAGCAGCATCACCGTTACCGCGAAGTCCAAGCAGGACGGGGCCAAGACCGGCACTGCCACCGTTACTGTTTCTGCCTGATTTGAAAGGAGCTGACTCGTATGACTTACGCAGACTTTGAATACTACTCCGGCACTTACATGGGCGCTGTGAGCGAAAATGACTTCCCGCGTCTTGTTGTCCGCGCCAGCTCCTTCCTCGACTACTACACGCGCAACAGAGCACAAGACCACGCCGATCTTGACGCGGTAAAGATGTGCTGCTGTGCGCTGGTTGACAAGTATGCGGTCATCGAGGCGGCGCAAGCGCTTGCCATGAAGAACCTCACCAACGCTGCGGCGAAGGACGCAGAAGTCAAAAGCGAGACGGTAGGCAGTCATTCCAGAACGCTTGCAACGGGCGGGGAATCCGCCCTGTTTGCACTCAATGCGACGGACGGGGCAAAGAAACTGCTTGCGGAAACGTGCATGGAATACCTTGCCCATACCGGGCTGCTGTATCGCGGAGGTGGTTGTAGATGTATGCTCCCCACACTGTAACGATTTACAATATCGTGCAGGAGACCGACCCGGCAACTCTTGATGAGGTCGAAAAGGTCTATACCACAATCCTGCGTGGCGTGATGCTGCAAGCGTCGAAGGGCGTGAATGTGCGCGAAAGCGGTCTTGAGGGCGCTGACGCTGTGAATCTGTATATCCCGTTCGCCGCGGAAGCGGTGGACGGGGTAACAGGTAAACCAAAAACTTACATCGGTCCGCAATCATTCTTTAAGTCGGCGGATAAGTCCGATTTGTGGACGCTCTCATACAAGGGAAACGGTGGCATGACGTGCTTTGTGAAGGGCGAATTTGTATCGGACGACATGACCGTCGTATTAAGCCATGACGATTGCTACAACGTGACCAAGGTTGACGCTATGGACTACGGTAGCCCCGATATGCAGCACTGGGAAGTCGGAGGTGCGTAATGGGCATCAAGTTTTCCGTGCATACCGATGGAATGGACGTTGTAAGGGCTGCCATTGCAAAGGCTTGTACGCGCGCTGAGCACGTTTTAGCCGAGCAGATGGAGAAAGACACTCAGCCCTTTGTGCCGATGCTCACAGGCTCGTTAACGCAGCGTACAAGGGTAGTTGGCAACGACATCATCTACCCCGGCCCTTATGCGAGGCCCCTGTATTACGGGAAAGTCATGGTTGACCCAAATACCGGCAGCACATACGCGCCGAAAGGCGGTACAAAGGTCGTGACTGACCGCAATTTAGTGTTCAACAACACGGCGCATCCACAGGCACAAGCCCATTGGTGCGAAGCATCGAAAGCACAGAACCTTGATAAATGGTTGCGCGTAGCAGAAAAGGCGGTGAAGAAGTACGGAGCAGATTAAAAAGACGGTATCGGCAGCGGAAGAAGATCAAGTGTCCCGAAAGCTGCTTGCGTGGTTAAACACATTCCCTGACAAGCCGGTTGATTTGATTCGGTTCGAATTTCTTCCCGCCGATACTGCGGCGATGGCGCTGTCTACGATTCAGGCGGCATACATCGTACAGAAATATATTCTCGGCGGGTATCAGGCGGAATACCAATTCAAGGTCATCTACCGCATGAAGCCGGGAAATAGCAACGACAAACGGCTCAAAGCTGACGAGCTGCTTAACGCCTTGGGCGATTGGGCTGCAAGCGAGACACCGCCTGACATTGGCGACGGCCGGCGCGTCATTCGCATTGAGCCGACAACGCGATCTTCGCTTTTCGCCATGTATGAGAACGGCGACGAGGATCACCAAATCCTTATGAAAATGAACTACGAGGTGATTAAAAATGGCTGATATGACCTTTAACACCACGGCGGGGCAGACCGTAGACCGAGAACTTCTGATTGCGTGTCTCAACACGGGCGAAACTGGAACCCCCACGTGGTCGCCCTTCGGTACGCGCGTCACAGATTCCAGCATGGAATATGACTGGCAGGAGGATTCCTCGAAGGATATTCTTGGCACGACGCGCACGACCATGAAGAAACCCATCATCACGCAGACCTTTGACCCGTCCGATCTGGACGCTGGGGATCCTGCCATCGTCAAGATTTGGAATCTCGCGGTCAAGGAGCAGAACGCGGCGGCGCTGGCGAATCAGGACGTGCTGATTGTCCACGCTTATGCAGGCACGGCAAAGACCGCAGTATTCGCGGAGCGCTATTCGTCCTGCATGGTTAAGCCCTCTTCCCTCGGCGGCGAGGGTGGAGGCTTTATCGGTATGCCTATCGACGTGACGCTTGGCGGCACGCGCACGGTCGGCACTGCCGCTATCTCTGGCAGCACGATCACGTTTACCGAGGGCGAATAAGGAGGAACATCATGCAGGAACTTAATTTTGGCGACGGCCTTGTAACTTACGCCGTAAATGGGAAGTGCGAGGTGTCGTTTAACCCTACCGACAGCAACTTTGTCGAAAGGCTCTACCTTGCCTTTGAAGACCTCGACAAAAAGCAGGAAGGATACAAAACGCAGATTGAAAAGATGGGAGACAAAAAGCTCATCTTTGAATTTACCCGTGAGCGCGACAAGGAGATGCGCGAGATCATTGACGCCGTTTTCGGGGCACACATTGCAGATGATCTTTTTGGCGGCATGAATGTTTACGCACTGGCCGAGGGCGTTCCTGTGTGGTGCAATTTTATGCTTGCCGTAATGGACGAAATCGATAATACGTTCTCCCGTGAACAGAAATTCACGAATCCGAGAATTAAAAAGTATCTCGATAAAGTCCAGAAGCATTAAACGGAGGGCGGTATGGGCTACGGACTTCCTAAAAGCGTAGAGATCAACGGCCAAAACTTTTTTATTCGATATGACTTTCGGGTTATTTTGACAATTTTTGAAGTTTTGGACGATGAAGAACTAAGCGATGAAGAACGGGCTTATACCGCCCTTAAACTCTTCTTCGTTGATTTTGATAATATCCCAGACTATGATTCGGCAATTGAAAGAATGTTTTGGTTTATTAACGGTGGGAAAACTCACGATGACAAGAAAAAAGAACCAGAGATAGTGGACTGGGAGAAGGATTTTCAACTCATCGTTTCCCCTATCAACCGCGTCCTTGGGAGAGAGATTAGAGAAAGCGAATATGACGCGAATACAAACTCTGGTGGGGTTCACTGGTTCACGTTTTTGTCTGCGTATATGGAAATTGGGGATTGCTTATTTGCGCAGATTGTCCGAATCCGAGAACTGAAAGCGAAAGGGAGGCCTCTTGACAAGTCGGATAGGGACTTTTACAGGCGAAACAAAGACCTCATTGACATTCCGAAGAAGCTGTCAAAGGAGGAATCAGATGCTCTTAGTGCGTGGCTTGGCAAAAAAGAACCGGCCCACGAGCGAGCCGGTTCGGATTAAAGGGTTATTTGCTTATTCTCGGTTTTCTTTAGATGCGCGTAAATCTTGCTAATCCTCTTACCGTTTTGCGGAGCAGCGGTTACGTCAAATACGATGTATTTAACATCGGAATCGCTTTGGTACGCGAAAATAAGGTACTGTCGGACAATCTTGGACTGCTTTTTCTGTGTTGACCCGCCAAGAGCTGCGCCGATTGGGCCGAGTAAAATTCCTCCCGCAATTGCACCTCCAATACTCGAAACGTATTGAGTTTGAATTTCCTGCGGCGTCATAACAGAAACATCGATAAGCTTGCTTGGCGAAAGGGTGAAGGTTTGCCCGCTCGCTGAAAATGAAATGGATTCCGGGGAACAAACGGCAGAGCAAATAGACCCTGTTGCGAGATCAAGCCCACCGACAAGTTGAAGTTTGCACTTTACTGTTTGCATCTTGATTTTTTCATCATAAGTTTGTGGGACGGCTTTATTAACAGCTAAAATTCCTAACGGAATAGGTATTGCTATAAGGGCAACACCAACCCATGCCGGCATAGTTTCTTGTTCGTCCGGTGTTGTAGCAACTCCCACAATCATGATAAGAAGAAACGATGCAAAGAAGACAATAAGGAACACCAAGATTCTTTTCACGGCTTTCATTCTATTTCCCTCCCATTAAATACTGTTCTTTTACCATAGCACAACAAAAAACTAAAAGCAAGGTGGTGATTTTATGGCGGCTGACGGTTCCGTAGTTTTTAGCGCAAAGTTGGACGATAAAGATGCGCAAAAAGAGCTAAACAAGCTTGTCAAAAAGATCGACACTCTAAACGATAAAATCTATCAAAAACAGCAGCAAAAAATGCCGCTTGCAAAACAATCGGAAGAGCTTGCGGCAAGCCTTGACCGAGCAAAAGCAACTCTTGAATCTATGCGCAGTGGCAATGAGTTTTTTACCGCCGATTCCGTGAAGGAGCAAGAGCGAACTGTTAAATCCTTGCAACGAGAATATGATTCCGTAACTTCTAAAGTTGAGAAAATGGACGCGGCTATTCGCGCAGATACTCGAAGCCTTGACAAGATGAAAACAGACGCAGGGGCGCTTTCTGAAAAAATTTCTGGCGCAGGAACTCGCATGGTGGCAATGGGGGAAGCTACAAAGAAAGCAGACGCATTTCTTGCGCGGTTTTCCAACAGAGTTAAGCGGCTGGCGCTTAGGGCGTTTGTCTTTACGATTATTGCAAAAGCATTATCTGTTGTTCGCGATTATGTTTGGAAGGTTATCCAGACAAACGATGAAGCAGTTGCGGCCATTGGAAACTTAAAGGGGTCGCTTCTCACTTTGGCACAGCCGCTTCTTGGCGTAGTCGTTCCGGCGTTTATTGCGCTTGTGAACATCCTCAATGCAGTTGTTAGTGCAATTGCAAATATCGTCTCTATGATTTTTGGGACTACGGCAAAAAAATCGGAGGCAGCAGCAAAGAGCCTTTATAAAGAGGCAAATGCTGTTGAAAAAGTCGGCGCGGCGGCAAAGGACGCACAAGCAAATCTTGCGAGTTTTGATGAGATCAACACTCTGTCGAGTTCGAGTGGAGGCGGTGGCGCGGCATCTGCGCTTGCAGACCGTTTATCCCCTGTATTTGAGCAATTCAAGAGCGATGCGTATAAAGCGAAGATTGACGAAATCACGGCTTATCTTTGCGGTGCGCTTTTGGCTCTTGGCGCGATACTCTGCTTTTCCGGTGCAAATATTCCGCTTGGTATTGCGCTTATGGCCGCTGGTGCGGTGGGACTTGTAACGCTTATTAAAGAGAATTGGGACTGTATGCCAAACAAGTTAAGGGCGGCGATTACCAACGTACTTATGATTCTTGGCGTATCTGCCCTTGCGATTGGCGCGATTCTTTGCTTTTCTGGGGCGAATATTCCCCTCGGCATTGGGCTAATGATTGCAGGAGCGGCTATGCTGGGAACGGCAGTCGCCTTGAACTGGAACGCGGTCGCAGACAAAACGAAGGAAACCCTTGAGACGCTTCTTGTTTACATTGGGCTTGCGGCGCTTGCAATCGGCGTAATTCTCTGTCTGTCCGGTGCTCATATCGCACTCGGAATTGGACTTATCATTATCGGGGCGGCTTCCCTTGCAAGTGCTGTTGCTCTGAATTGGAATAGCACAACGGAAAAGACAAAAAGCAAGTTAACGGAAATTCTCCTTTTTGCCGCAAAGAGTTTGCTTGCGCTTGGTATCATGCTTGCAATTTTCTGCCCAGCGGCTTGGCCTATTGCATTCGGAATGATGCTTGCAGGCGGCGCTTCTCTCGTTACTGCGGCTGCGCTCAATTGGGACGCAATCCTTGAGAAACTCAAAGGCGTGTGGAGTAACATTAAGCAGTGGTGGAAGAACAGTGTTGCTAAATATGTTGGAGTTTCCCATTGGAAAGAGACAGGGAAGAAGATGATTAACGGTTTCCTTTCGGGCATAAAATCCGCATGGGAGGCTGTAAAAACGTGGGTGGCTAATGCCGTTAGCTGGTTCGGGAAAAAATTTGTTGAAGCGCAGAATTCTATTGCAAAATCGAATTCTGGCCGAAGCGGAGGATTTGGAACCAGAAGTGGCGGCTTTGGAAGTCCTTCTCGCGCTCCTTCGATTAGCCGTGTCTCCGCTCCTGCATTGGCTCGCGGTGCAGTCATTCCCCCGAACAAAGAATTTCTCGCCGTGCTGGGCGACCAGAAGAGCGGAACGAATATCGAAACGCCGCTTGCAACGATGGTTGATGCATTTAAACAGGCTATGGCGGAATCTGGCGGCGGAACAACCACGGTCGTGGTGCAGCTCGACGGCAAGGAAATCGCACGCAGCACCGTGAAGAACATTAACAACATGACGCGCGCGGCGGGTAAGCCCGTGCTGCTGTACTAAGGAGGGGCAACATGGAAGTCCTTATTATCAACGGCACGGACTACTCGTCCGCAATCGCAACTAAAGGCTACGGGTGGAGCAGAAACGACCTTGACAGCGATAAGACCACTCGCACCAAAGACGGCAAAATGCGGCGCGACAAGATCACCACCAAGCGGAAACTGAGCTATACAACGCGCTCCGTCAAACGCGAGGTGCTGGCGAAGCTTGATGATGATCTCAATAAAACCACCTGCACCGTCCAATACCTTGACCTGCATGGCGTAAGAACAAGCACGTTTTACTGCTCGTCGATGGAATGCACGCTTGAGGAAGCGGCAGGCGATAATGAGGTGTGGGGCGGCGCGACGTTTAACCTGATCGAGGTGTGACATGGGGCAGAAAACAAGCGCACTGTGGCATGATTTGCTCCACAAGCCCGGAACGGAACGTGAATACAAATTTGTCATCAACGACGTGGAGTACGGGAAGAATGCAGAAGTTTCACACTCCGTAGAATCCCAGCTGTTTGAAGCGTTTGGCATCGGCAATGCCTGCTGCGCGACGCTGAAGCTCGCAGTCGTTGCGGACAATATCCCGCGCGGTGCGACGATCAATCGCTATCTCAGACTGGTAAACGGCACTCAGGCGACCGCATGGATCCCAAAGGGGACGTTTTTCACCAATAAACGTTCCCGAGACGGTGACTATTGGGAAATTGAAGCGTACGACGCAATGCGAAAAGCAGATGTTGTGTGGGAACCGGCTCAGTCGTTGACATTCCCGATGTCTATGCCTACCGCTGTGAACCTGTTTTGCCAGATGATGGGGGTGAAACTGGACAAGCGGACAGTGCTGAATAGCGCGTATACCATCGACTATCCATCGAACGATTACACGATCCGCAACGAGCTATGCTTTATCGCTGCGGCGCACGGCGGCAACTGGATTATTACAGACGCAGGGGAACTTTTTCTTGTCCCGCTCTTGTCCATGCCAGCCGAAACCAATTATCTTATCACCGAGCACGGCGATGCAATCACATTCGGAGGGGTGAGGATCCTTGTCTGAAAAATATTTTGTTGGTCAGGATATGACCAGTTTTGCCGACAATGGCAGATACAAACCTATCTCCCGCGTGACTCTTTTACTCGATGATGAGAAGAGTTTGACCGCTGGCGATGACACAGGCATGGAAATTACCGCGAGCTGCCCGCACGCAACACAGGCAATGGTAAACGCGCTGCTGCAAAAAATGAAAGGGTATCAATACCAAGCTTACGAAGCAGGAGCGGCAAACATTGACCCCGCTGCGGAGCTTGGAGACGGCGTGAATGTCGGCGGTCTGTATTCTCCGCTTTCCCGCATTGCCGATGATGGGCGTGGTTATGCTGACATTTCCTCTCCCGGGGAATTGGAAATGGAAGATGAATACCCTTCCGGTGGCTACATCAAGCAGGAATTTGACCGGAAAATTGCCGAAACACGATCTTCTATCACCAAGACGAGCGATGCAATCAATCTCCGTATTGATGGGGTTGATGGTGACGTGTCCTCTCTGCGTGTGTCCCTTGGCAACGTGCAATCGGTCGTATCCACTAAGATCGATGGGAAAACCGCGCAAAGTATGATCGATCAGAGTGTAAACAAAATCGAGTTGCGCGTTGATGGTGTGGATAACGATATTTCTACGTTGCGTGTGGAGCTTGGCAACGTGCGATCTGAGGTCAGCGGGAAAATCGACGGCAATACGGCACAGAGCCTTATCGACCAGAGCATCGATAAAATTGAGTTGAGCGTGTCCAGCGGCGGCGATGGCAGCACGTTTACCCTCAAGGCAGGAAGCACCATACTGAGCACAAACATGCTCGATTTACACGTCAATGCGGTCAACATCGAGGGAACGCTCAAGGCAAACCAAATCCAGGCGGGAGGCATTTATGTTGGAGACCTTGCTGATGGGTCGGATTACGCAACTAAGAACTATGTGGACAACAATGCAGGGCTGAGCCAAACAGAGGTCGATGATCGTATCGATACCTACATCGATAGCACTTCGATCACCGCCGAAATATTACGTGGGCGAACCGTCTCTCTTATGGCTAACCGCAGGACAGAAATCGGGACTATCGAGCTGGTAGACACCTCCACAGGCTACGGCATCAGCATCAGCACGTATGATGGAGGCATTCAACTTGATTCCGGCGGTAACGTGTATATCACGAGCGCATACAGGACGAGACTCCAATTAGACGATGATGCAGCCAAAATTGGCCCAACGGTATGGGCAACCGACGGAACAGTCATTTACAGCTCCGACAAAAACGTGAAAAACAGCATCGACTATGATCTATCCCGTTATCGTCAATTTCTGCTCGATCTCAAGCCTTGCCGCTTCAAATACAACGAGGGGCAGAGTGGACGATACCATATCGGTATGATCGCGCAGGATATGGAGCAAAGCCTTGCTGACAACGGCATTGCTGCGTCTGAGTTTTCCGGTTGGTGCAAAATGCCGATGCGAGACAAAAATCACAATATCACAGGCTACACCTATGGTATTCGCTATGATAGCCTGATCCCCCTAAACACGTTGATGATCCAGGAGCTCGTGAAAAGAGTGGAAGCCTTGGAAAAAAGGAGTTGGTTTTGATGGATAAGGAAAAACTCAAAAAACAGATCGATGGTGCTTACAGCATGATTACCGGCGTCTATGTCAAGGGCGCGGACGCTAAGCGCGTGGCAATCGCAATGCAGCACCTTGAAAATGCTCTTGCTGAGTTGGACAAGCCGGACGAGCCGCCCGCCAAAGAGGGCAAAGCGAAGCTCGAGAAGGAAAGCGAGGTAACTGATGGCTGATAAAGCAATTTCCGACCTCACCCAAGCGTTACAGATTACCAACGAAGACCTTTTTGTGCTTGAGCAGAGCGGCGAGGCAAAAAAGCTGAATGGTGAAACGCTGCTGAAATTTGTCACGCTGAGCGTTGTATCGGTCACGGTGACAACGCTGCCCGCAGGAAGCTCGGCAACGGCGACTTACGACAAAGCGACTGGTACGCTGGCACTCGGCATTCCGCAGGGCAGCAAGGGCGACACCGGCGCAACCGGCGCGATCGGCGCCGCAAACGTGCTGACCATCGGCTCGGTCACGTCCGGCAAGGTGGCGAGTGCGACCATTACTGGCGAAGCTCCAAATCAGGTTCTGAACCTTGTACTCGAAAAAGGTGAACAGGGTGAACAGGGCAAGCAAGGTATTCAGGGTGAACAGGGCAAGCAAGGTATTCAGGGTGAAATTGGTCCACAAGGCAACCCCGGTGCAGATGCGCCTACCATCACAGGCATCACGATCCGGCAAAGTGACTATCACATGATCGTCACGCTCTCGGACGGCACGAGCTACGACGCGGGTTATTGCCGAGGCGCTTCCGGTGCTGGTACGGGTGACATGCTGGCGTCTGTGTATGACCCTAACAATAAGCACCAGGACATCTTTGCATACGTTGACAATGCTATCAAGGACGTCAAGGTAACTACTGACGCAACGCCTACGCAGGGCAGCACAAACCCTGTGCAGTCTGGCGGCGTGTTCTCGGCCCTCACCAATAAGCTGGATAAGACCGGCGACGGCAGCAACGTCACGGCGGCGTTCACTGCGGCGAGCACCCGCGCAAACGTTGCGACAGGGGAAAAGCTCTCTGTGCTGTTTGGCAAAATCGCGAAGTGGTTCGCAGACCTCGGCTGGCTTGCCTTTAAGGACACGGTGACGACCAACGATGTTTCTGCGGGCATCAAGGAGAGTCTCAGCAGGGCAGACAGCGCGGTCAACGTTCCTGTCACGGCTGCAGACAATGGAAAATTCCTGCGCGTGGTAAATGGCGTGTGGGCAGCAGCGACCATAGATAATGCAAATGGGGTGAGTTTCTGATGACTGAATATTTGACGAATGACGTCGACCTCAGAAAAGTCGCAGACGCAATCAGGACGAAAGGCGGAACCAGCGCTGCGCTGTCTTACCCCGATGAATACGTTTCTGCAATCAACGCTATCACCACAGGGACGGAGTTAAAAATTGTGGTAAGCACTCCCTCTGGGGCGGCGGTGACGGCGACGAAGGGGAGCAATACCGTGAGTGGTATGTCGGTCAACGGAGTTTGCACGCTTGTTGTTCCGGAGGCTGGCACATGGAGCGTTAAGGCTACGATGGGCGGGCAAACGTCCAAGACAAAAAACGTCTTCGTCGTAGATAGCTACGCGGTGGAGCTCTCTTTCGTGAGCTCTACACTCAACAATAACGACTGGGCGACCATCAAGTCCGTTTCCGACGCGGGACAGGGCGCAAACTATTGGAGCATCGGCGACCGAAAGGCGGTCACGCTTAACGGCACTGTCGGAAATCTCTCGCTCTCGAATGTCACGACCTATGCTTTCATTATCGGGTTTAACCATAATGCGATGGTCGAGGGCACAAACCGCATTCATTTCCAGCTTGCAAAGGCAGCGCTCTCCGGTGGTACGGACGTGTGTTTCCACGACAGTTCCTATAACTCGATCGTTTCGACAACCGGCTTTTTCTCCATGAACAGTAGGAATACCAACTCCGGCGGATGGGAAAGCTCACAAATGCGCACAAACATTTGTGGAACGAGCCTCTCGAACTATTCCGGGACGATTATCGCAGTCATTCCGGCGGCGCTCCGTGCCGTCCTCAAGTCCGTTACCAAGTACACGGACAACACCGGCGACGGGAGTACAGTGGATAGCAACGTCACGGCGACGACGGATTACTTTTTCCTCCTATCGGAGTTCGAGGTTTTCGGTAGCATTTCCTACGCAAACGCGAACGAGAGGCACATACAAGCGCAGTATGCTTACTATTCCGCTGGGAATAGCAAAATAAGGTACAAGCACGACGACACGAGTACCCCTGCTAATTGGTGGCTCCGTTCTCCGACTGCAAAATACTCCTACCGTTTCGCGCTTGTGAGTGTCGGAGCGGAAAGCTACTACAACTACGCACCCTTTTCCTCCGGCTTCGCGCCCGGCTTTTGCGTATAATTCGGAAATCGAGACTTGCGCCCTCAATGGGAGCATAGTCGGCGAGGAGGACAAACTATGGAGTATATCGTTTATCGGCGATTCAAGGCCGATGGCATCGACGGATCATTTAATCTCCGATACGGTACGCTTGTCACGGAGAGAAACGGCTTTCTCTTTGCCGCAGACGGGCGAAAGATTTGCGCCGCAACGTCTGAAAACGGATGGGAACATTTCAGGCCAAACACACCGGAGGGTGCATATCGTCAAGAAATGTTGGCAGCACTGTGCCAGTGGTATTGTAAAAACGACTGCGGCGATGATTTTGCTGATGAGAAATGGCCAGATGCGGGGAACAATTACTGGAAGAACAGACTGAGAACAGCCAGCACGGAACGGCTGAGGAAAATCTATTTTGAGAAATTCGGGGTGATACCATGTATGCAGTGAGCAAAGAGGGGGCCTTTGTCGGTTACGCTGATAGCGTTGTCAACATCCGCCTACACGAAAACGGTAGCTATGTACCGTGTGCAGATGATGAAGCCGATGGGTTCTGTGCGAAGATGGCAGTGCCGATGAAAGACGAATCCGGAAACGAGTATCACGGCTTGTCGGACACGGTATTTTGCCTTGCGGGGCATGAGCTAAGAGGCACAGAGCCTGTGGGCAGCTACGAAGAAATGGGCGCGGCAATACCACTGACGGAGGCGGAGAGCGCCGTCGGCGCGGTGGTCGCCCTCACGGGCGAGGCCGTGACCATGGCGCGCGCCGCAGAGCTGCGACCGATGATCGAGGCGGCGGCAACGAGCCTGTCGGACAGCGACGCAGCAAAGGCCGTTGAGCTGTTCCCGCGCTGGGCGGATCACATCGGCGAGACCGTCAAGCCCGGCGACCGCCGCAGCGATACGGACGAAAGCGGCGTACTGCACGTCTACCGCGTCAACAAAGGTCAGGGCCACACCACGCAAGAGAACTGGCCGCCGCACTCCACCCCTGCCATGTGGACGATCATCAACGTCGACCACGCGGGCACGCAGGACGACCCCATTCCCGCAAGCCGCGGCATGGAGTACGAATATGGCAAGTACTACCTCGACAGCGAGGACGGCAAGGTGTACCTCTGTGAGCGCACGGGCGAGGCCGCGGGCGGGAAGATCGTCTTGCAGTATCTGCCGCATGAGCTGGTGGGGAATTATTTTAAGGCGGTGTAATACGCCGCAGAAAGGGAGCGGGATATGGATAATGCAAAGCACTACGATGACGCGGCGATCGCACTGATCGAAAGCCGATGCAAAAGCAATACCCACCGAATCAACGAGTTACAGGAGCACCAAACGGCGCTTGACAGGCTGGCGACTTCGGTCGAAGTGCTGGCCACGAAGCAGGAGACTGTGGAGGGCGATGTCAAGGAGATCAAAGAGGATGTGAAAGCCATCACTGGAAAGGCAGGGAAGCGGTGGGACGGTCTGGTCGACAAGGCTCTCGCGGCGCTGGCGGGCGCGTTTATCGCGTGGCTGCTGTCGGGTGTTGCCTTATGAAGAAACTGAGAAAGCGGGACAAGTACGTCATCGCGGCAGTGCTCAACCTTTGCTGGTACTGCATTGCGGCGCTGATCCTGACAGCATTTAACAAGACCGTGCCGGACAGCCTGACGGTCGCATGGTTCGCCGCATGGACGGCGGAGCTTGGCCTGCTGGCGGGAATCAAAATCAAAGGAAAGGACGAATAACATGAACGAAAGAATCATCAAGCGTATCGCAAACCTTTTGAGCGTCAAGAGCATCGTGACGCTGGTGCTGACGGGAGTATTTGCGTACATGGCCGTCACGGGGAACATTTCGCAGGACTTCATGACGATCTATGCGGTCATCATCGCATTTTACTTCGGCACGCAGAGCCAGAAGGCGCAGGACGTGATCGACAGCAAGGGTGACAGCGATGTATCACAGTAGGGACATTGCCGACCTGCGGGCGGACGTGCGGCGAAACTGCGTCATCTTCCTCGACCTCTGCAAGGAGGCGGGGCTTCCGGTTCTGGTAACGGAAACGGTGCGGGACGACGAGTATCAGCGCTATCTTGCGCGCATGGGCTACGCGGCAAAAACCGCGACAAGGCCGACGTTCCACAGCGTCAAGGCTGGGCTGGCGTTTGATATCTGCAAAAACGTCAAGGGGCATGAGTACGACGATCCGTCGTTCTTCGCCCGCTGCGGGCAGATTGGAAAACAGGTCGGCTTTTCGTGGGGCGGGGACTGGAAGAAATTTCCGGACAAGCCCCACTTCCAGTGGGACGATCATGGGAGATACGGAGGGAGTTCGATTTTGACGGGGCACTACCCGCCGGAAATGGAGGAGTACATGGATCAGGTGACTTTTAACAAGATGATGGATACCTATTTGGCGCAGCTCGGCACCAAGCCCGTTTCTTCGTGGGCGGCGAAGGACTGGGCGGCGGCAAAGGCGGCGGGCATCACGGACGGCAGCTCGCCGCAGAGACTTATCACGCGACAGGAAGTCGTGACGATGATCCAGAGAGCGACAAAATAACGGTGCCCGATTCGGGCACAGGAAGGAGCGGGCGGCGAAAGCCCACGCGCAAGCGCCTCTGCAAGCCCTACACGGGCATGAACAGTCAGCACAGGTCAATCCGCGCGCAATTATCCTCTATGGCCCCGAAACGGGCTGTGGCGTATATCTTATCGTTTGAGCTGCCAGCGGACGAGGCGGCGTGTATCATCGAGTGCGACGTGCGGCGCAAGAGCTACGCGCAAGTGTGCGAGGCACTGCACCTGTCGCCGGAGGCAGTCAACCGCTGCCGCAGGCGGGCATATCAAAAAATAGCAGACGGGCAAAGAGAGCACCGAGTTTAATCGGTGCTCTCTTTTTGTTTTTCCTCGTTGCGGTGCCTTTCCAGGTATTCTCTGGCACATTCCGCGAGGTAACTGCATTTCCATCCTTCGGCGGTATTCAGGCCGCAATTCCCGCAGCCACGGCATTTTTCAAATTCTTCAAGGATAGTTTCCGCTTGGGTTTTGCTTGCGATAAAAAAACTGCTCATTTGCTCCGCTCCCCTGTTATAACAAAGATTTTGCATCTACGCCGAGCACGTCGGCAATGGCGATCAGGTTTCTGGCCGTCAGATTCCCGGCGTCGGATTCTCCCAGCTCCACTCGCTGGATTTGGCGGATATTCACGCCGGATTTCTCGGCGAGGTTGGCTTGCGTCATCTCGGCCATGCGGCGCGACCATTCTAATTTTGATATCGCGCGGTTGTGGCAGTCGCGTCCGCAGTTGACCAAGGAGCAGGCGGTGCAATCTCCGTCTTCTCGCTGGCAGTCTGCATATTTCCTGCGCATCAGTTGCCCTCCCTCAGAGTTCGATTTCCGGCGCGTAGTAAAGCACCTCGTACTCCCGATATTTCGCGCCGACGGGTTTCCTGACAATGGCGGTCGTTTCTTCTCCGGTTGCCCGCTTGATGAGCGCGTAGCCGTAAAAATAACCGTCTTCCACAAAGTTTTTGCCGGGGGCCTGTCCCAATTTCCGGATCAATTCCTCTTTCTCCATTGTTCTTTCCTCCTTATTTCAGATAGCGGTTAGTCTGGGACACCACGGCCATGCCGACCTGCTCCGGGGTGCCGTTAAAATTCACAAAACGAAGAACATCAATCAGCTTGCCGGCATATTCTACGGAGTTAATGCGGCCGATCTGGAAGTCAATCCCCTTGTTCCACATTTCGATGTTTGCCTTACCTGGGTCACTTGGGTTCTCTCTCATCCACTCCAATGCGGCGATGGACTTCGCTTTCAGTTCTTCGGCCCACGCGATCTGCTTCTCAGTACCCTTCATGGTTCGTTCCTCCTTGGGTTTCCCCTTTCTTTATGCTCTTATTATACGCTAATATTAGCGTAATGTCAAGGGCTTTTTGAAATATTTTTTGACCAAATAATGACCAAACGATGACCAAAGGCTGACCATTCAAGGCCAGCCTTTTATGGCATCATAAAAACAGAATAAGAAAGAAGGTGCGCAAAATGTACGACCGACTTTTAGCTTTGGGTTTTACGGAGCAAATGGCAATGGACATTTTGACGCTGTTCCCTGACCCTGACGAGTTGCGCACTTATGTCTATTTCGCGGAGCTTTTCCATGTATAGCTATTTCAATCCCAATCCCGCAGGGCACAACGTGTCGGACTGCACTGTGCGCGCGATCTGCAAGGCGACCGGGAAAGACTGGGGCGAGGTCTATTTTGCCCTCTGCATACAGGGGTATTTGGACGGTGACCTCCCCAACGCAAACGCTTGTTGGGGCGTGTATCTGCGGTCTTTAGGCTACCGGAGATACATCATGCCGGACACTTACCCGGACTGCTACACGGTCGGTAAGTTCGCCGATGACCACCCGCGCGGGACATATATTCTCGCGCTCTCTGGCCATGTAGTGTGCGTGCAAGACGGCGTGATCTATGACAGTTGGAACAGCGAGAACGAAATCCCGCTTTATTACTGGGTCAAAGAAACGGAGGAATGAACATGGCATATCCCTATTTCAACCCCTATTACCCGCAGCCAATGCCGGACAACCTCATGCAGATGCGGCAGATGCAGCAGCCACAGATGCAGCCCATGCAGCAGCCTATGTCGCAGCCAGTGCAACAGAACCCCATCGCGCAGGGCGGCGTGCAGTGGGTAAGCGGCGAGCAGGAGGCAAGGGGCTATCTCATCGCGCCCAACTCCGCTGTGGCGCTGTGGGATTCTACCGCGCCGACTGTGTATCTCAAGCAAGCGGATGCAAGCGGCAAGCCGACGCTCAAGATTTACGACCTTGTAGAGCGCGCAGAAACGCCCCGCACGGCTCCGCAGGAAAAGGGCGTGGAATTTGTCACCCGCGAGGAGTTCGACCGTCTGGCGGCGCTTGTGGGCGAAATAAAGGGCAAAAAGAAACGCAAGGTCGAGGAGGACGAGGACGATGACGATGACTAATCCGTTTTTCGGTGCTCTCGGCGGCGGGCAGATGCCGGGGCCGATGGGTGAGCTGATGCAGCTCAAGCAGAAATTCCAACAGTTCCAAAGCGGCTTTCAGGGGAACCCGAAAGAAGAAGTCAATAAGCTCCTGCAATCTGGCGCGATGAGCCAGCAGGAGTTAAACCAACTTCAATCTATGGCAAAACAGTTCGAGCATTTATTCCATTGATCTTATCGTGGCCACGATTTGATAAATAAAATTTATGAAAGGAGAGATAATATGTCTCTTTCCGACGGGGCTCCCATGATGACTATGCCGGTCGCGCCCGCGAACAATTACGGCGGCGGTATGGGCATGTGGGGCGACAACTGGATCTGGATTATCGTTCTTTTCCTCTTCGGCTGGGGCCGCAACGGATTTGGCAACGGTAACGGCGGCGGTGTGATGGACGGCTACGTTCTGACATCTGACTTTGCGAGCGTTGAGCGCAAGCTCGACAGTATTGCAAATGGCATTTGCGATTCCACCTTTGCGTTGAACAATGCCATTACTGGCGGCTTTGCTGCGACCACACAGGCCATCAACACCGGCTTCGGCAATGCCGAGCTTTCCCGCAGCAACCAGCAGGCGGCTCTGATGCAGCAGCTCAACGCCATGCAGATGCAGGCCGCAAATTGCTGCTGCGAGAATCGCGCGGCTATCGCGCAGGTGCGCTATGATATGGCGACGCAGGCGTGCGACACGCGCAACACGGTCAACACGGCAGCCCGCGACATCATTGACGCGAACAACCAGAACAGCCGTGCCATCCTCGACTTCCTCACGCAGAGCAAGCTGTCCGATCTTCAGACCGAGAACCAGAATCTCAAGCTGGCTGCGTCTCAGGCTGCACAGAATAACTACCTCATTTCGCAGCTTCGCCCGTGCCCTTCCCCGGCTTACATTACCTGTAACCCGTGGGCGGGTAGCGGCTACGGCGGCTGTGGTTCCGCTTGCGGCTGCTGACAACTGCATAGCATAGCTTTTTCCCCACATGGGGAAAATGGTCGGCCCCGTGCCGATACTGACAACAACGCGGCGGGGCAATAGCCCTGCCGCTGTATTTTAACTGAGAAAGGAATGATTTTAATGGCAGAATTTACTTCTGCGGCAATTCAGACCGTTGCTGCTGGACAGAACGTTCCCCTGACTGAAACGGCGGTCAATAGCAAGCCCTGTATCGTGCATCGTCAGGGCGCAGGCGTTGTCACGCTTCGCGGCCTCACCAATCAAAATCGCGCTCTGTTTAGGGTCTCCTATGGCGGCAACATCGCTATTCCCACCGGAGGCACGGTCGAGGCCATCACGGCGGCGCTTGCCATCAACGGAGAGCCGTTGACCAGTGCAACGGCGACTGTCACGCCTGCGGCGGTAGAAAACTACTTTAACATTTATGTTTCCGCACAGGTCTGCGTTCCGAAAGGCTGCTGCTTGACGGTCGCAATGGAAAACACCAGCACTCAGGCCGTCAACTTCGCTAACTCGAATCTGACGGTTGAGAGAATCGCGTGAAAGGAGAATGGACATGAGCAAGAAAGCAATGTATGATCTGCGCAATATGCTGTGCGACGAACTCGACGAGCTGGCCCGTAAGGGCGAGCTTGGCGCGGGCGACCTCGAAATTGCGCACAAGCTGACGGACACCATCAAAAACATCGATAAAATCGAGATGTTGGAGGACGACGGCTATTCCCGCGATGAGGACTATTCTCGCCGCTATTCCCGCGACGGAGACTGGCAGTCGGGTATGCGCGGCGCTTATGACCGTGATATGTCCAACGCGAGACGCGGCACGCATTATGTACGCGGACACTATTCCCGCGACGGAAGCATGGACAGCATGAAACGCCAGTTGCAGGAAATGCTGGACAACGCCGATGACGAAAGCATCCGCAGAGCCATTCAGCGCTGCATGGACACGATTGATGGCTAAAGGGGGTGCGCCCCTATGGTCGACGAGAATGAGGTCAAACGCTGGATAGCTCGCCTTGAAACGGAGGAATCAAGCTGGACAAACTATGAGCGCCTTGCCGTGCTGTATGCCATCCGTGACCAGCAAAGCGGCAGCAGAGAGAGGGCTTTGCCGATGGCATATTCCGCAGCGCCCGCGCCGGTCAACGTTGAAACATACGGCGATAGCGACTTTCTGCGCTCAGTGGCAGATGTTCCACCGGACAAGGCGTGGGAGATCATGGACGAGCTGATGGACAGTTTGAAAATTGTAAACGAGCGCGTATACAACAGCGTCATGCGAAAGCTCGAAAAATAAATTGCAGATGGAATTGCAGACGGTGTTCAAAAAACCTTGCAATATCAATGTTTTTGCGGTTTCGGTTGTGGGTTCGACTCCCGCCGCCTCCACCAATGAAAAAACCTCGCAGTTTCAACGACTGCGGGGTTTTTCTTGTATTTGCAAGGGTTTTCGGGGTTACCTGTTTGCACATTACTTGCGATATTTGCAAATTAAGTGCGTCAAAAATATCGGTTTTGCAGATGAATTGCAGATGGAATTACAGATGAAATTCGGATTCAAAAAAGCCGTCAACGGCATCTGCCACTGCTACGGCTTTATCATCCATGGTGTGCTGATATACGTTTTTAAGCATGTTGTTTGTAGAGTGCCCCATGCGCTCCATTGCGTATTTATCGGGGACATTGAGCCTGAGCATAACCGATGCGTTTACATGGCGGAGGTCGTGAAAGCGGAACGGCTGAACTCCGCAGCGGGCACACGCGCGTTGCAGATGCTTATACAGGACATTTCTGGTTGCGTGGACAATATACTCATCTGTTCGCGGTGTTGCGTCAAGCAGCCCCATAATATACGGCGGCACTTTTAGTTTTCTGTTGCCGCTGTAGGTTTTTGGCTGCTTGAGCTGCGGACCGTCTTCGCCGTCTACCATTGCTTGCTTGATCGTCAGGATATCACCGTCAAGACAATCCCATGTTAGACCTCTGATCTCCGATGTACGGAGGCCGAGCCAGACGGCCAGCAGGAAAGGCAATTCAAAGTCTGCGCCCTTGCAGTCTTCGTGTAGAATTCTGATCTCGTCCATGGTAGGGATTTTGATTTTAGGCGCTTCCTTTTGCGGCAAAGATACACGGAACACTTTATCCGGGCATTCCTCCGATATTGCCGCCGTAAATAAGCCGTAAGCGTTGCGGACGTACTTAGGGGACTTTTCCCGTGCCATCTTATTCACGGCACGCTGCACGCGATCCTGCGTCAACGCGGAGCACTTAACGCTCATCAGCTCCGGGAAAACCACCTTGCGGAGTTTTCTGTAACCGTTGACGGTGGAGGGGGAGAGTATTGCGTCCTTGCTGTCAATATATCGGTCGATAGCATCACCAACCGTGCGCTCAGACGCACGAGCGGCAGACTTTGCGCCGGACTTTAACGCGGCAGCTTCATTCTCCGCTTGCCTTTTGGCAGGCGCTGTAACGGACACGCGCTTTCCGTCTACCATGACGCTGACATTCCAGTTGCCGGACGGTAGTAGTTTTGCTTTCGGTATCTTCATCAAATCCCCCTCCAATCAATGTACAAGCACCACGCGGCCAGCAGAACGATAATGGCAAACATTATAGCAATCACGCCGTTGCGGATACGCACTCCACGCCGCATGATCTCAATCATGTCCGCTTTCGCGTCAACGTGTCGTTCCAGCTCATCATTCCGCGCTTGCAAAGTTTCTTCGGTCGGCGTCAAGTGTTCGGAAATCCCGAACACCTCATCAAGGGATATTCCAAGCGCTTTGCAGATTGGCGCGACGGTGTAGATCGACGGAGATTTAGAAAACTTGGAAAAGAAATTCTGCACGGTGGACAGTGGTACGCCGGAAGCATCGGAAATGTCCTGATAGGTCAGTTTCAATTCTTCTTTACGGATTCTACACACTTCTTGAATGTTCATTTATGCCACCTTAATTTTTCCGATTTTTGCGCCACAAAATCGCAAGATGAGGGCTTGTCGAACCGCGTCGAGCGCTGTCTTATTGCAATGTTTTGGTGTTGAATTGCCAAGGTAAAGCGGAGTATGGTCAAAACAAGCAGCGGCGACCGCTCCCCGCTGGCTGCAAAAAGGCCCCGCCGTTTGTTGCAGAGGGCGGCGGGGCCTTTACTTCGAAATATTGATGCTTGCACCGCTATGTGCGACAATCGACATATAGCCCCGTTACTATAATTACTTGGAGGGACACAAAATGTTGTGTAATGACGTGAAAAATGGTACAATAAAAGGACAGGTTATGCGGAAAGGCAATAAAAGCAGCGCGAACGATCAAAATTGCCCCGAGAGCTTGCGCAAACAAATCCTTGAAATGATAGACCAGTTATCCGCTGCGGATTGCGCAGAAGTATTTTTAAAATTAAAAGAAAGAGGTGTGCTATGAAGAGCTACGAGCTTGACATTTCCAAACTGGCAGAGAACAGCATCATCATGAAAGGCCAGATCAACGACGTTGTATTTGGATTGAAGGAAATCTCAGACAAGATTGACACGCTAATTGCGCTCAAGCAAGTTGAATTATCACTCCTGCAACAGCAGCGAGCGCCGCAATGCCAGAAAGAACAGCAGTAATAATAAACCGCATTTTCTCGCGGCGTTCTTTTTCGCCTTGCTCTTTTTGCAGCCGCTCATGGTCTTTCCGCTCCGCTTCGGTTTTCATGGGGTCTTGCGGATTCGATGGGTAGAAAGTAGGCATTACATCAGCTCCCGCATTTTTTTACTAAGCTCATCGAAAACAGCCAGCGCCGTATCTTTATCGGTTATTTCCCTGACAGCTTTAATAAGCGCGTCCTTTTCGCCCTCGCCATCTGTGGCGGGGGCTTTTTTTGCGCCATCTTCCGGCAGGACGGGAAACTCGTCGCCGTCCAACTCGGCAAGGGTGATGCCGAAATGGTCAGCGATCTTCTTTTTGGTTTTTGGATATGGAATGCACTCTCCGGACTGCCAATTCAAAACACCCTGGTTACTCGCGCCAATTATTTTTGCAAACTTGTACGCGGTGTATTTCTTTTGCTCCATGCAGTAATTGAAGTTTTGAGTAAATGGCATAAATTCAATCCTCTATACTTGTGCAATCCAACGGTCAAGTCTTTATTGACAAATACTCAAGTCTGGAGTATACTAAAAACCGTGGACAGGCAATAAAAGACCAGACCACCCCGACAAATCGAGCTGGCGCGAATCAATGTTTGTAGCAAAACTTAGAGTAACACCAATGCTCCAATTTGTCAATAGAATACTCTAATTTTGGAGGTGAAAAAGTGAAAATTGAGGCAACGGCGAAAGAAATCGCTGACCTTGTACTTGCACTACAAGGCCAGCGAAGCAGGGAAATTTCAGTTTTGATCGGCGAGAAAGAAGTTGGCCGAACTACAATCTCGGACTGCCTTGAAACGATGGTTAATTCTTTTCGTTCAGCCATTCGTGATACTGACGAAGAAGCCCAAGAAGCATGACGGCGGTTGTTTTTGTCAAAAAATCGTATTGTTCCTGCGTAAATAAATCACTTGATTGCAAAAGTGATTTATCGGCTAACTTTGACATATCGTAATCCAATTTGTCGAAGTTTATGGATTTTTGAAAATCAGAAAATTGCTTCACAGGTAATTCACCTCCCTTCTTTACTCCATTTTATCACACAGGAGTTGGAGGGGCAACACTTAGGAAGGAGGGCAAAATTTGAGTTTCCCTGAAAATCTGGCTCGACTGCAAGCCGAGCATGGCGAGACGAATTACCGTCTTGCAAAAGAAATCGACGTATCGCAGACATCGATCAAAAACTGGAAAGAGAGCGTGTGCCGCCCGCATCCGCGCCAAGTCAAGAAGCTGGCAAAGCACTTCGGCGTTACCATGGATTCGCTGCTGAAATCCAGCGAAGAGAACTAACACACAACAGGAGGAAATGAAAAGATGAAAGAACTCAAAGTTAAATTAACGTTTATCGAGCCAATTCTCGGTACCAGCCCTGCGAACCCTGACATTTACCGCGAGTTTATCGGCAGCCACGCGCCCGATGCGGCGAGCGTGGAGGACGAGGTGGCGGCGCTCGGCGCGGATGCGGTTGCCGAGAAGTCCATGACCATTTTCCCGCGACTGGACGACGGCACGCCGTTTTTGTACGACTACCAAATCAAGGGCTTTTTCAAGGACACCTGCGGCGGTCTGCGCAAGGTCAAGGATTCGTCCAGCAGCAAAATCAAGGCCTATAAGAAGGAAATCGACAAGCTGATTTTCCCCGAGCCGCGCACCATTCCAATTCTTTTTGACGGTGAGATCAAGGAGTGCCAGCGCCCGCTGAGAGCGCAGACGGCGCAGGGCGAGCGCGTCAGCCTTGCCATGAGCGAGGAAATCCCCGCCGGGGCAACGTGCGAGTTTACGGTGGTCTGCCTGTGCGACGACCACATCGACGTTGTGCGCGACTGGCTGGACTATGGACGCTTCTCCGGCATTGGCCAGTGGCGAAACAGTGGAAAAGGCAGATTCCGCTGGGAGGAAATCGAGTAACGCGCAAAGGAATCGCTTCGTAATGCGAAGCACAGCACAGCATTGGTAGCGAGTAGCAGGGACCGGAGAAGCAGCGCGATGGTATAGACTTGCCTTGATTAGCGTCGGAACTGCACTGCATGGGTCGTAACAGCACAGCAATGGGATTGCTCAGATTCGCCGTGAGCAGCAATGGAAGCGCTCAGCCGGACGTGGCAGGGCATGGCAAGGGAAGAGCTAGGAAGGGCGATGATTCGCCGAGCAGAGCGAGGGAACTGCTCAGCAGTGATACGCTGCGGAATCGCTTAGAGATGCTACGGTATGGCCTTGAGATGCAACGGCACTGAACCGCTTTGCACAGAGTAGCGAGAGCGACGGCAATGATGTGAACTGTACAGCATTGGAAGGTAACGCAATGGTTTGGCAAGGCGGTGTTTCGCGGCGGCATGGTAGCGAAAAGCAGAGACTAGCGACGGCATAGCTAGGCAAGGCATAGCAAGGCATAGCAACGCAGAGGAATAGTTCAGCAAAGTGCTGCAGCGGAGTTGCGAAGGCTCGAGTGGCTCTGATTAGCAGTGGAAGAGAACCGCAGAGAACCGCAGAGGAGTTGCGACGTTTTGCCTTGGCATGGTACTGATTCGAAACGCAAGGCATAAAAAATGCCCCGCCCAATGTTGCAGCATCGAGCGGGGCGGGTGGGACAAATCTCACCACAAGATATTGTGTCCGTGCTTATTGTAGCACGGAAGAAAGGAAAAGGCAAGATGCTAAAGCCACAACAGTTAACGCGACGGCGAAACGACCTTGAGCGAGCCGTGCGCGGCGCGATGGGACGGGCGTTGATTCGCACCGGCAAGGAGCTGGGCGAGGAAATCGGCCTATCGGAAACGCAAATCTGCAATCGCATGGCGGGGCGTTCCCGCTGGACTTTAGATGAAATTTGGGAGCTTGACCGAGTTTTGCAATTTACGGACGCGGAAAAGCTCATGCTGATCGGAGGCGCGAAATGATCGATACGTTGTTTTTCGGCGGCATTGCCGCTGCGGTGATCGCGCTGAACGGCTGCGACTTTACGACGGGGCTTGCCGTCATCGGCGCGTGCGCGGTGTGCAAGGTGCTGTATGAGTTGCTGCCGTATCTCGACAGGGGGTGCAGGCGGTGAGACGGCACTACAAGCGCACGAGAGAGCAGCGCAAGGCCGACGAATCGGCACTGATTGCGGCGGCGTGTTTGGGCGCGACGATCCTCTTGATCGCGATCTCAATCCTCGCCACCAGCGCACAGGCGGTCGATGCGGAACCGGAAGAAACCCCCATCGTAGAGGAGCATGACCCTGCGTGGGACATTCCCGCGACCGAAAGCGCGGTGTGCAACGACGTTTTTCTCGGTGAGTTTACGCTCACGGCCTATTGCCCCGGGCGCTGCTGCTGCGGCAAATGGGCAAGCGGCTACACCGCGACCGGCACGCTGGCGACCGAGGGACGCACGATTGCGGTTGACCCGAAGGTGATCCCTTACGGCACGCACGTCCTGCTGATCTGTCCGGACGGCACGCAGCGCAGCTACATCTCGGAAGACTGCGGCGGCGGCGTAAACGGGAACCACATCGACGTGTTTTTCAACGACCATCAGGCGGCGCGCGTGTTCGGCGTGCAGAGCGCAATGGTGTATTTGGAGGCGGAGGAATGATGCACTGCTGGTCTTGCGGCGCGGATTTCCGAAAGCCAGCTCTTTATGCATACCGCGAAAATCTGGACGATGAGAACTGGACGATTACCACTCAAACCGTGTGCCCTTATTGTGGCACAGACAATATTACGGAGGTAAAAGATGAACCTTTATCAGATTGATTCCGCGCTTGCGGGATGTGTAGATGCCGAGACCGGCGAAATCCTTGACGTTGAAAAGCTCTTGGAGCTGAACATGGCAAGAGAGCAGAAGATCGAGAACATCGCGCTTTGGATTAAAAACGATGTTGCCGAAGCAAAGGCAATCCGCGAAGAAGAGAAGACCCTTGCGGCACGCAGACAGGCTTTAGAGCGCGCGGCAGAGAGCAAGAAAAAATATCTCGATTCTGTTCTGAACGGCGAGAAGTTTTCCACTCCCCGATGCTCCATCAGTTATCGCAAAACCACCAGTGTGGAGGTCTCCGACATGGGCGCGGTGGTGGCGTGGATGCTCGCCAACGGTCACGACGGCGAGGTTACTTACAACGCCCCCACGGTGAGCAAGACTGACCTTGCCCCGTTGCTGAAAAGCGGCGCCGAAATCGACGGTGCGACGCTTGTACAGGGCATGAGCATGGGGGTGAAGTGATGGAGTACAACTTTGGTGAGAACAAAGAGGAATACAGCCAAAAGCAGGGGAAGAAAATCCCAGTTTGGCAATCCGATAAGTACAAAGAGAGCAAGAAAAAGGCTTGCGAGATCATCGAAAGCGGTAAGTATGGACTTTCCCCCGCAGATTTTTGGATTCTGATGAACGAGACGAAAAGCGGCAAGATGGGTTATACAGGTCTGATTATCTCTCACAACGGCTGCTTGAAAATCAACGACAAATTGGAAAAGCCGTTTAATCCGATGTCCGTTACCGAAGATAAGTGCGGATACGGCGGCGCGCTGGTGTTTACCTATTGCGATAAAGACCAGGGATTATATGAGGTTGGCGAAGTCACACAGAAAAACTGCAAGAACGATTATCCGTATGCGATGGCATTTAAGCGTATGTTTGACCGCGTTGTGCTGAAACTTTCCAAGCTCGCTTATTCCGGCATTTACAGCGAAGCGGAGAGTGATTCGTTCCGCGACCCGGTTGATGATACCAGAACCCCGAGCAATGGGAAAGCAGAAAAACTGCCCAAGCAGGACAAGAAGCCGAGTAAGGAAGAGATGGACGCATTTAACGCACAGTACAAGCGCGATGTTGAGAAAAACACCTGCAAGGACTGCGGCAAGCCCATCTACCCGGTGACGCACGGCGGCAAGTCGTATTCCGTTGCAGAGATCGCGGAGAACGCGCGAAAGACTTATAAAGCGCCGCTCTGCTGGGCGTGCATGATGGCGAGGAGAAAAGCAAATGAAAGCCCGACTGCATGATCTATCCCTTGCGCGCGATGGTGGGTATTTGCTCACCATCGCAACGCGGGAGAACGTCGGAACACTGTATGACGAGCTGCATGAGGTTGATGTTGATGTGACCGTCAAAAAGCACCGTGAGAAACGGAGCCTCGATGCCAATGCTTACTCATGGGTGCTGCTGGATAAGCTCGCAGAAGCCACAGGAACGCCCAAGAGCGAGATTTACCGGAGAGAGGTGCGGGACGTCGGAGGGAACACAGAAACCGTCTGTGTGCGTGAGAAGGCCGTGCAGAAGCTATGCGACGGCTGGAACAAGAACGGTATCGGCTGGCAGACGGAAGTGATGGATAGCAAACTCGACGGCTGCAAGAATGTGGTGCTGTATTACGGCTCGTCCACCTTTGACACAAGGCAAATGTCTCGCCTGATTGACAACATCGTGCAGGATTGCAAGGAGCTGGGCATTGAGACCTTGACCCCACAACAGCTTGACGCACTAAAGGAGGAATGGGGCAGATGACTAAAAGCATCATGCAGGACAAGAGAGAATGCTATATCTCTGGGTTCTCGACGAACCTCGCGCGGCATCACATTTATGGCGGCGGTCGCAGACAGCTATCCGACATTTGGGGGTGCTGGGTGTGGCTACGTGCCGACTGGCACAACATGGCCGACTACGGCGTGCACGGGAAAGACGGGCACGAACTGGATATGCAACTGAAACGCGAGTGCCAGAAACGCTTTGAAGAGCTTTACGGCCATGACACTTTTATGGACGTATTCAAGAAAAACTATTTGGAGGACGAATCATGTTAAACAGAGTCTGCATCATGGGTCGCATCACGCGCGATCTGGAACTGCGCCGCACGCAGGACGGAACGGCGGTCACGAGCTTCACCGTTGCCGTCGACGACGATTTCAAGAGCAAGGCAACCGGCGAGAAGAAAACCTATTTTCTCGATGTAGTAGCATGGCGACAGGCAGCCGAGTTTGTCTGCCAGTATCTCGGCAAGGGCCGCATGGTCGTGGTCGAGGGGAAGCTCACCGTCCGCGACTGGATAGACAAGGAAGGCAATAAGCGACGCAACGCGGAAATCATCGCCGACAACATCTATTTCGGTGACAGTAAGCGCACCGATAGCACCGAGCCTCAGATCGCCCCAGAGAGCGCCGCAGGCGACTTTACGGAAGTCAGCGAGGACGAATCCGAGCTACCATTTTAAGGCGGTGACGGCATGGGAGCTGCATCTACAAGGTGCTATGTAAAGGCATATTACGACTGGATCGAGCAAACAGCAGCACTGGAAGATGACGAAAAAGGCCGTTTGTTTGTTGCGATTTTGGAATATGCAAGGTCGGGTGAAATCCCCGATACACTCGGGAGAGAGTCTCTTTTATTCCCAGTATTTAAGGCGGTCGTCGACCGTGACGCTCAAAAATCCGGTGCGCTGGCTCAAAACGGAGCGGCTGGCGGCAGAGCGTCAAAAGCAAATGCAAGCAAACGCAAGCAAACGCAAGCAAATGTAAGCAAATGCAAGCCTACTAATAACATAAGACATAAGACAGAAGACATAGAACATAAGACAGAAGACGATATACCCCCTAAATCCCCCTCTACGGGGGACGCATTCGAGCGTTTCTGGTCAGTTTACCCGCGAAAAATCGGGAAACAGTCTGCTAAGAGAGCTTTCGAGCGGGTCAAAGTACCACTCGAAACACTTGTGACCGCAGTGGAGCGGCAGAAGTGCAGCGACCAATGGACGCAGAACAACGGGCAGTTTATTCCACACCCCGCCACATGGCTGAATCAAGGCCGGTGGGACGATGAGCTGCCCGAGAGCGGCAGAGGGTATCACTACGACTACGGCAACACGGAGGGAAGCCTATGAACGTTGACGCATTGATCGACAGCATCGCGGAAAAGGCTGAGCCTGTGCGCGATCTGGTCGACTACGAGAAAGACGGGCTGCTGTACTGCGGCCATTGCAACACGCCGAAGCAGTGCCGGATCCCAATCGGCGGGGGCGTCCGCCTTGTCGGGTGTCAGTGTGCTTGCGCGGCGCGAGAATACGAGGCCGAAAAAAAAGCACGCGCTGACCGCGAAAAGCGACTGCGCATCGAAACGCTGCGTGCTGACGGAATCCGCGACAAGAGCCTGACGGCGTGCCGGTTCGACAAGGCAACGATGAGCGAGGAAATCGTCAAGTGCAAGCGCTACGCCGACGCATGGGACGATATGCGGCGCGAGAATAGCGGCCTGCTGCTGTGGGGAAACACCGGGAACGGCAAGACCTTCGCGGCGGCGTGCATCGCCAACGAGCTGATTGACCGCGGTATCCCGGCGATGATTACGAGTTTCCCACGCATTCTCAACGCTGGATACGACAAGCAGGAGATCATCGAGCAGGTGCATTACTATCCGCTGATGGTGATCGACGATCTCGGCGCGGAACGCAGCAGCGAGTACGCGATGGAGACGGTCTATACGGTCATTGACGAGCGATACAAGTCCAAAAAGCCGCTGATTGTCACCACGAACCTGACGCTGGACGAGCTATGCAAGCCAAAGAACATGGACTACCAGCGCATCTATGATCGCGTGATCGAGATGTGCACGCCGCTGGTATTCAAGGGCGACAACCTGCGACGGGACAAGGCGAATAAGCGCCTGCGGTATGTCAAGTCGGTGTTGGAGGGTAGTAATGGGCGTTGATATTTCTCAGCTGGGCAAGGACGCTCAAGCCCAAGTCATGGCAAAGATGGCCGTGCAGGAAGTTAAGAAACGCAGCAAGTACGGCAACCGCAAGGTCGTGCGCGACGGCATCAAGTTTGATTCCGAGCGCGAGGCGGCGCGATTCGCCGAGCTGAAAGTGCTGCGCGCGATGGGCAGGATTCGCGACCTTCGGCTCCAAGCCAATTTTACCCTCGTTGAGGGCTACACGACCATCGAGGGCAAACGCATCAAGCCGATGGTCTACCGCGCGGATTTTACCTACGAGCGGGCGACCGAGCCGGACTGCAACGGCACGGTGTATTGGCTGCGAGAGGTCGAGGACGCGAAAGGCGCGAAAACGAAGGACTACCTGCTCAAAAAGAAGCTGATGCAGGACAAGTACGGCATCACGATCCGTGAGGTGTGAGATGAGCTTCGAACACTGCCACAGCTGTAAGCCGCCGACGCGGTATCCTGGCTGCCAAGATCATTGCCCATACTACGCGGCGGACAAAGAAAAAAGCGACGCAAGCCGCAGGGCGAAAGAGGAAGAACACCGCGCCATTGATGATTTTCGTGTGGCGCGCAGGTTCGAACAAAAGCGGCTGCAAAATCTGAAATGACGAAATGAGGGAGCGAAAAGATGTTGACAGAGAACATGAATCACGTGCCGTTTAAGACGGTCGTATATCCGCAGCTCAAGGCGGCATTGCAGGACTCCGGTATCACGCCGCCGGAGTTGAGCGAAAAGATCGGTGTCTCCCCACTCTGCCTGTGGAGATGGACAACGGGAAAGAACGAATTCAGCATTCGCGTGATTAAAGCGCTGCTGCAAGTGACGGGACTGACGTTTGAGGAGGCGTTCGGGGAGGTGCGCGCATGCTGAGAGTGCATCGGGCAAAGACACCGTTCGAGCGCTGCGTCTATCCGGCGCTAAAAGAAGCGCTGGAAAAGACGGACTTGTCGCAGATCCAGCTGGCGAAAGAATGCGGCGTGGCGCAGTCGACCATCATTCGGTGGACGTTCGGCGACTGCGAGTGCACCGTGAAATTCCTGCTCAAGTTGGAAGAGATCACGGGGAAGCCGTTCCGGGAGCTGTTTGGAGAATGCGAGGGGAGAAGATGACGGTTTTAGTTGCCTGCGAGGAATCGCAGGAAGTCTGCAAAGCGTTCCGCGCATTTGGGCATGAAGCCTACTCGTGCGACATTCAGGAGCCGTCCGGCGGGCACACTGAGTGGCATATTCTGGACGATGCCGTGGATGTTGTCAATAGGCCCGGGCTTATTACCACAATGGACGGCGCAACGCATATTGTTACTTGGGATTTGCTGATCGCACACCCGCCGTGCACATATCTCAGCAATGCAGGCGCTCGGCACTTGTGGAAAGGGCATCAACTGCAAGCGGACAGGGTAATGCTTGGAATAAAGGCACGTGACTTCTTCATGGAGTTTTATCGTGCCGATATACCGCTTGTGGCGGTTGAGAATCCTGTACCGAGCAAGCTTTTTGTAATGCCGGAATACTCGCAAATTATCCAGCCATATCAATTTGGACATCCGTACACTAAAAGAACGTGCTTATGGTTGAGAAATCTCCCACCGCTGGAGCCGACAAACATCGTTGAGCCGACGGCAACATGGTGCCCGAGCGGCAGTTATAGCCATAAACATGGGGAACAGCACAAAGGCATGTTTACCACAGATAGAGCCAAAAACCGCGCAAAGACCTTCCCCGGCATCGCCAGAGCAATGGCGGAGCAGTGGGGCGGATATCAACGGAAATAAGCTCAGAGAGAGCTTTAAATTTTAACAAAAATCAGGAGGAATTTCATCATGAACAACAATCAGGACTACATCGTTCGCTGCGACCGCGCAGGCGTGTTTTTCGGCAAGATCAAGGAGCGCAACGGCTCCGAGGTCACCATGACCGAGGTCCGTAAGCTGTGGAGCTGGGACGGCGCGTGTGCCGTAGAGCAGCTGGCGCAGGACGGCACAAAAGCACCAAGTAACTGCTGTTTTACTTTGACGATTCCGGAAATGACCGTGCTGGGCGCGATCCAGATTATCCCGTGCACAGATGCGGCATCTGCATCGCTTCGAGGTGTAAAGGAGTGGAAGAGATGACGCTTGACGATAGGATTAAAGCCTTTTTGCTTGTAAGCTCCGGCTCCGGCGACGGCGACGGCTCCGGCGACGGTTCCGGCGACGGCGACGGCTCCGGCGACGGCTCCGGCTACGGCTACGGCTCCGGCTACGGCTACGGCGACGGCTACGGCTCCGGCTACGGCGACGGAGTTAAGAGTTTCAACAGGGAAACTGTCTATCAAATTGACGGCGTAAATACGCTGATTCGTTCCGTGCGCGGCAACACTGCGCACGGGGCAATCTTGAACGGCGATTTGATGCTCACGTCGTGCTACATTGTCAAGCAGGGCGACATTTTCGCACACGGCGAAACGCTGCGCGAAGCAATGGAGGCGTTGCGAGACAAGCTTTTCGAGGATATGCCGGAAGAAGAACGCATCGACACGTTTTTGCGAGAAACAGACCGCGAGAAAGCATATCCGACACAGCATTTTTACGACTGGCATCACCGCTTGACTGGCTCATGTGACATGGGGCGAAAGCAGTTCGCCCGTGACCACGGTGTTGATCTTGAGCGCGGCGTGATGACACTTACGGAGTTTTTGGAGTTGACAAAAGACGCTTACGGCGGCGATGTGATTCGAAAAGTGATCGATAGAATGGAGGCATAAATGGACGCGTTAGAATTTTTGAGAGAGCGCAAGAGAATGTGCAACTTATGCAAGCATTGCAAGGGCTGCCCACTTGAAAGAGTTGGATGTGGCCTTGGCACCAGCGCACCCGATGCAGAGTACGAGAAAATCATTGCTGCCGTTGAGCAGTGGTCGAAGGAGCACCCACACAAGACGCGGCAGAGCGTGTTTTTGGAACAGTACCCGGAGGCACGCATCGGGGATGATGGTATGTTGCAGATAAATCCCTGCTCGATTTCTGCGTCGCACAGGAATGCCCGAGGTAACTGCGCAACTATGCAACGCGAGTGTTCTGACTGCCGCCGCGAGTTTTGGGGTCAGGAGGTGGAGTGAATGGCTGAATTGAAACCTTGCCCGTTCTGCGGCGGTGAAGCAATACTTGAAACAGTAGATGGCAACAGCTCAGAAGAGTGCTACATATACTGCCCAGAGTGTGATTTTGAAAGTGGCGTATATAGCGAGCCCAAATTTATCGTCGAAAAGTGGAACAGGAGGGCTGACAATGGCTGAATACATTGAGCGCGCAGTGGCAGTTACCGTTTGTGATAAACAGTATAGAGAGTGTCTGCGGAAAAGTGATTTTTGTGGTGACACGGTAGCTTGGAATATCTGCGCCGATATAAAGGCGATCCCCGCCGCTGACGTTGTGCCGGTGGTGCATGGGCGGTGGATTCACGATGGGTGCAGGGTTAATGGTGGCATTGATTGGTGCCATTGTAGCGAGTGCGGGAAATCAGATAACTTTTGCGCGCGCACAAACTACTGCCCCAACTGCGGCGCAAAGATGATGGAGTAAACACATGAGTCGTAAAAGCAACTTTAGGTTATATAGAGTGTGGGACGGGATCATACAGCGGTGTTGCAATCCTAATGCTAAAAATTATCGCAATTATGGAGGTAGAGGGATTCGTATTTGCAATGAATGGAGAGAAAACTTTTCGGCTTTTGAAGAATTTTGCCTTTCCAATGGGTGGGAATATGGATTGCAGGTAGATAGGATTGATAATAACAAGGGATATTCTCCAGATAATATCCAATTTGTTACAAGAGCGGAAAACCTAAGGAATAAAAGAACAAATCATCTGATTACGTTTTTAGGGGAAACACTTTGTGCGGCGGATTGGTGTGAACGATTTGGAATATCAGGCTCCACCTTATGGAGAAGGTTGAAAAGTGGGTGGAGCATTGAAGATGCACTCACCAAGCCAAAGCAAAAGCGAACCAAGAAGATGAACGGAGGGGACAGCAATGCGCTTAATCGACGCTGACACGGCCGCCGCCTTCGCGGAGAATTGCGGGGCAACCTTTGTGGCGAAAAGACTGAGAGACAGCAATGCCTTTCCAGAGGTCGTTACTCGGTGCAAGGACTGCAAGTACTATCGCAACCACCCGAACGGGCTGTGCTATTTGCACACCGAACCGAAAGAGACCGAACGTGGGTATTCCGGCGATGCGGTGTGTGTAGAGCCTGACGATTTTTGCAGCTACGGCGAGCCGAAGGAGGGGACAACACATGACTAACGAAGCGAAAGAGCTGATTTACAAGGCCAAACAACAAGGCTGGCTGAGCGGATTTGATTTTTCTATTCTCATACAAAGGCTGCTTGTTTCTGAACACGGCTATGTCATGGACACAGGGAATTGGGAGAACGCAAATGCCGCAGTCGCATTGAGGCTGGCAAGCAATATAGAGAAACACCCATTGATCTGGAAGCTGCTCTTTATGGTTGCATAAGGAGGGAACATGCTGACAATCACGATTAAAGCCAACGTCCCCGCCGCTGACGCGCAGGGCGTCAAGGAGCGAATCGCCATGGACATCGAGCGATACGGAGACTGTAAGGTCGTGAGCATCGTAAGTGACCGGGGACGAGAAGAACAGCTACGAATGGAATAACGCCTACGGGCGAAAAAGAAAGGAATTTTACTATGAAAAAGTACATCGGAACAAAACTTATCGAGGCGGCACCGGCTATCCGCAAGGGCGGCAAAGTTTACGAGAAGGCCCAGCCAATCCCGAGAAGTATGGAGCGCGAGGAAGACGGCTACAAAGTCCGCTACCCTGATGGATACGAATCTTTCAGCCCGAAGCAGGTTTTTGAAGAGGCGTATCGCCCGACTGACGGGCTAAGCTTTGGACTTGCTATCGAGGCGGCAAAGAAGGGCATGAAGATCGCGCGCCGCGGTTGGAACGGTAAGAACCAGTACGTCGAGCTTGCGGAGCGTATCAGCTACGAGAACGCTGCGCACGAGGTAATTAACGCCAATCACGAGGCCATCGGAAACAAAGCGCTTGCCTTTGTCGGCACGTCCGGCGTACAGCTCGGCTGGCTGGCCTCGCAGGCCGACATGCTGGCTGATGACTGGGTGATCGTCGGGGAAGCGGTGGCCGAATGAGCATCAACGTAAAGAAGTACACCAAAGACCAGATGGCGAAGATGGTGGAGGATGCGCAGGCGGAAGTGCAGGAATTAAAGCGGGTAAACGTCGCCCTGACCGAGAAGCTTGACCAAATGAACGGGGAAGCCATTACCCGCGAGAACGTGATCGCAAACCTGAAAGCGGATTTAGATGCGGCAAACGCTGCGTCTAAGCTTTTGAACGATCAGGGGCAACAGTATTGGAGAGCGTGGCAGGCATCGAAGCGAGAAGTTGCCGACTTGAAAAACAAACTCAATGACACCGAGGCGGCGCTTGGGCGGGTAAATGCAGAGGTGTCGAGAATGACGGTTGGCTGCCGACAGGTTGAAGAAGAACGCGATTATATGCATCAGCAATGGAGCAATGCTGAGCAGCGCGCCAATTACGCAGAAGCCCACCCGTGGCGTAACCTGTGGGCGTGGGCGAAGAGGAAGCTGGTGCGCCATGAGTAAACCTCGTTACAGCTGGTGGGGCTATGTAAAAGCCATTATCCGCCGCTACGACCCAGACCGAGAACGGGGGTTGCGCGGTGTGCCACTAAAAGAAAGTTGCGCTGTGAGCCAAGCGGTGAGCGAAACAGTATCCATGCAAGACGGCGAAGAGCGCTTGAATTTTATCCGACTTGTGTTTTGGGACAAGACGCACACGCTCGAAGGGGCGGCAATGGCAGTCAACTGTTCCGATCGAACGGCAAGACGGTGGCATACGGATTTTATCAAGTGCGTCGCACGGAACTATGGGCTGCTCGATGATTAAAAGTTGGCCTTAAAAAGCCATTTGCTTATGGGATAATAGAATCGCAGAGGTGTAAAAGCCTTTGCGGTTCTCTCATTTATGGCGTTTACCTCCTGCGCCATAGCGGGGCGCGGTGCTTTTCATCTTTTCACACCACCCCCGCGATATGCAGACGTAGCTCAGTGGGCAAGAGCGTTTCGCAAATAATGGAAATGTCGCAGGTTCGAGTCCTGCCGTCTGCACAAGAGGCCGGGTAGCGCCCGGACAATGTGAGACCGTTGTCGTCATGGCTCACATGGAAATGATAAAGCTCGCTGAAAACTGCACCGTGGGAGGGAAACGCCTCAGCGTAATGGTGCTGCACTTGTAAAGCAGCAATCGGTGATGTGACAATCTAAGCGGGAAGACGGCCAATGGAAAGACTAACGCCCAATGTGGGCGGCGTTGTAGCCCCTCGGGGCGGGTAAAGTCTGCTATGTAAGGCCAAGGGGCGGGGGCTGGTAGCAAAACAGGAGGATGGCATGGAAATCACAAAGCGGCGGCTTGCGGATATTGTACCGTATGCCGCAAACGCAAAAAAGC